AAGAAAAAGAAATCAAACTATCAGAAACGATTTCTGAATTAAAACCTAAAAAGGTTGTCAACAAACCTAAAAAACAATATAGTAAAAACCCAGTTTTGAACGAAGTATTGAACAACACAAAACCATTAGGTTCATCAGGTCAGACTGACGAATATCCATCATTAGGCGGTGGAGTATTGGGTAGTGATAATATGGCAGAAGTATTGGGTTATGGAGATTTAGGTAGAGGACAGAATAAAGAAACAGCTCGAGAAATGGCAGCAGTTGACTCAATCAAGAAAGCAGGTGTTTCAGTAGACCAAGTGCCAGAAGATGTTCAAAATGCACTAACTCGTGATTATTCTGGATTAATGAAAGCAATTAGTAAAAAGAAAACAGGTGAGGATAATTTCAGACCTTAATAGATAATGGCAAGAAGTGTAAGAGAAATAGATAGAAATGAAGACAAGTATGTCGGAATAGGATTTCCGTTGGACCATAGTCCAGAGGGATTTTTTCGTAAGACAAAAACTGTATTGGAACAATCAAAATCAAATTTACAAAATTTGTTATTAACGACACCAGGTGAAAGAGTAATGCAACCAGAATTTGGTTCACAATTAAAGTTTATCGTGTTTGAACAAGGACAAGATATTCCAAGTAGAATAGAAGAAGCCATTCGTTCCGCAGTTGATAAACACTTAGCATACATTAATGTAATTAATGTTTTTACCACACAACAAGATAATATAGTTAATGTTTCAATTGAGTTTTCAGTTCCTTTAAATCCTGACGACATTGAAGTATTAAATTTTGATTTTAGAATTGGAGAATAAGAATGCCAGATTACGGTACAAATAAAAAGTTAGTTAGTAAAGAAGTAAATTATCTCGGTAGAGATTTTACAGATATAAGAAACAATTTAATTGAGTTTGCGAAAAATTATTTCCCAAACCAATATAATGATTTCAATGAAGCATCACCAGGTATGATGTTTGTTGAGATGGCATCGTATGTTGGTGATGTATTGAATTACTATGTTGATAATCAATTCAGAGAAACACTTTTACAATATGCAGAAGAAAGAAAAAATGTATTGGCAATCGCTCAATCATATGGATACAAACCTAAGTTAGCAACACCTGCAACGGTTCAAATGACCGTTAGTGTTGAGGTTCCTGCAAAAGTTAATGGTTCTGATTATAAACCAGATTTAGATTATGGTGGTATATTAAGTGCCAATTCAACCGTAACGGCAGACAATGGAGCAGAATTTACTTTATTGGATGATGTTAATTTTAAAGCATCGAGTTCGTTAGATAGAATGAAAGTTGAATTATTGGACCAAGAATCAGGAGCAATACCAACACTTTTTAGATTAACTAAAAAAGTATTAGCACAATCTGGCACGAGAGAGTCAGAAGAATTTGTATTCAATAATGCAAAAGAGTTTGACAAAATAGTTTTATCAAACGAGAAAGTAACAGAAATCATATCAGTAACGGATAGTTCTAACAACAAATATTATCAAGTTCCATTTTTAGCACAAGATACAATTTTTGAAACAGAACAAAATACAACATTGAACGACCCTGATTTAGCTGAGTTTGAAATGGATACACCTTATTTATTAAAATTAATTAAATCATCAAGACGATTTACAACTTATATTCGTGATGATAATAAAATGGAATTAAGATTCGGTTCAGGTATTAGTGATAATGCGGACGAAGAAATAATTCCAAATCCAGACAATGTTGGTTCATCATTAGGAAGTGGTATATCAAGATTAGATGAGTCATTTGACCCAAGTAATTTCTTAAAAACACAAACATTTGGTTTGGCACCAAGTAACACAACACTTACGATAAATTATAATTATGGTGGTAAAGTTGAAGATAATGTTGCAAGTAATAGTATAACTGGTTTTGCAAGAAAGGTGTATACAATTTCTACTGAAGGATTAGATGCGACTAAAAAGGCCACGTCAGAAGCTAGTATTAAAATTACTAATGAATCACCAGCATCAGGTGGTTCTTCATCAGAAACTTTAACTCAAATAAAAGAGAATGCTTCAGCATACTTTAATGCACAGAACAGAGCAGTAACAAAAGCAGACTACATTACAAGAGCTTATTCATTACCACAAAAATATGGAAACATAGCAAAAGCATATATCGTTCAAGATGAACAATTAGAATTACAAGGACAACTTCAAGTTATTGACGGACAAGTAGTCGATACAAGAACAGCAACAAAACAACCAAATCCATTAGCGTTGAATATGTATTTGTTAGGGTATGATGTTGATAAAAATTTAGTTAATTTAAATAGAGCGGTTAAACAAAATTTAAAAGTATATCTTTCACAATACAGAGTATTAACTGATGCAATCAACATTAAAGATGGATACATTATAAACATTGGTGTTAAGTTTAACATTATTGTAAAACGAGGATATAACAAGAATGATGTATTGTTTAAAACGATACAAAAAGTAAAACAATTCTTTGCACCAGACAAATGGCAAATGAATCAACCAATCGTATTGAGTGACTTGGCATATCAGATTTCATTGGTGGACGGAGTAGTTTCTCTTGTTGCACCAGAGGTTAATAATCCTAATCAAGATTTAATATTAATTGAAAATAAACACTCAAAACAAAATGGATATAGTGGAAATGTATATGATATTGGTTCCGCATCACAAGAAGGTATTGTATATCCTTCATTGGACCCAAGTATATTTGAATTGAAATTCCCTAATAGTGATATTGAGGGTAAAGTAGTGGGAGATAGATAATGCATTATTTTGAATTTGGAAAACGAGATACAACACTTTATTCAGGTGGAACAACAGCTTCCATTAATACTGGATTTGACGAAATATTAGAAATTAATAAAGTTGTAAATAATAATGGTACGGTAGGAAATGTATCACGAGTATTGATTGACTTTGATTATTCTTATATATCACAATCAATCGCTGATGGGAAAATTCCTACTACTGCAAAATATTACTTAAATTTATTTGATGCAACTTCAGAAGAAGTTGAAGCATCACAATCACTACACGTTTATATGGTTAGCGGTAGTTGGAAACAAGGAACAGGAAAACTTGACCACGACCCAGTAACTTCTGACGGAGCAAGTTATCAATATAGAGACCACGATGCTAAAACGCCGTGGGTAACAGGTTCAGTATTGACTGACGGGGGTGCTTGGTTTACATCAAGTATTGATGCTAATCAAGAATATGGTATTAGTTCTTCATATGATATTTCATTTGATAGAAAAGACATCAGAGCAGATGTAACGGACTTAGTCAAAAACCATATTTATTCAAGTTCAGTATACCCGAACAACGGGTTTATTGTTAAACGAGAAGATACTGGTTCTTATGGAGCTCATCCAAGTTCATCTATGTTTGACTTTGACGCCGGACAAGAAGGTGATAGTTCAAGATTAGGAAATCTAAAATACTTCTCAAGAGAAACACACACAATCTATCCACCTAAATTGGAAGTGGTGTGGGATGATAGTTCTTGGAACTCAGGAAGTTTATCACCACTAACATCAACAGATTTAGAAAGATTAAAAGTTTACTTTAAAAACTTAAGACCAGAATATAAAGAAAAGTCTATTGTAAAATTTAGAGTAGTTGGTAGAGAGTTATATCCAACAACTGCTTTTGCAACAACACCAGCAGAATTAGATGTAAAGTATTTACCAAGTGCGTCAACCGAGTATGAAATTAAAGACGCTGAAACGGAAGAAGTTATTGTTCCTTTTGGTAGTGGTTCAAGAGTTAGTTGTGATACAACAGGTAACTTCTTTAGAGTTCAAATGGACGGATTACAAGCCGAAAGGAATTATCGTTTTTGTCTTAAAGTAGTTAGTGGTAGTGGAACAACTGATGAAGAAATTAACTTCTATGATGATAACTATGAATTTAGAGTGGTAAGATAAAATGCCTTATTTACCAAGTGACGCAGCAAAAAAATCACAACTATATAATAATATTATAAATGGTGATACTCGTGAATATCAAGAAGAAATAAATGATTTAAAAAATAAACAACAAGTATCAGCATCTATGGACGCAAATACACCTTTACGAGATGAAGATGGAATATTAGTTTCATTTGAAAGTGAAACACCTGGCATTTCATTAGAAGAAGATTATGAAGAAGTTCGTTTAGAAAATAAACAATTCTTTTTTACAGGCCAAATAGATAATCAGTTTACATATTACTTTCAACCAATTGCAACAGACGAAACAGATACAACCACAACCACAACAAATACAAAAGAAATAGAGTTTGCATTAACATTAAGAGATTATTTAATTCAGTTTGTTAATGAATTTTACGCAGAAGAAAATGGACCTGACATCTCAACAGATTTATTACACAATAAACTATTACAATTCTTTGATGAGAATAGAAGAAAAGGAAACAATGCACAAGGTTGGGAAGAATTCAGACTTAATAGTAAAAGAAAAGCCGCAGGAATAAGTGGAGAACGATACGGAAAAGTTAAAAAAGATTTGAAAGATTTTCAATATGATGAATTAATTGAGAATCATTTATATAGAACACCACAAGGACAAAGAATCTGGTTACGATTAGGATTTCCATATATAGTGGACCAATCACCAGGTAAAGACTCATAATGGCACAAGAATATTCATTTACACAACAAGAGCGAAATAATTTATTCGCACCCACTAAAGTTTATAGTAGTTTCGGTAGAGACCACATAAATGACTTTATGATGTTACACGTTTATGATACGAGTGGTAATTTAATCGTAACGAAAGTTCTGGCATTAAATGAAGTTAGTTTTGAAAATGACGGAGACTTTATTGATATTAATGTCGGACAACACCTAAGAGATTTAGGATTTCAAGAAGGTGAGTACGATGTTGTTTACAAGTTTTTAAGAAGACTTGCCGGTAGAGAAAGAAATGTTTTTGTGGACGCAAGTGGTAATATATTTAATGGTGAAGTTCGTAGAAAAGTTATTAGTAATGAAATAAAATTCTTTAAAGGTGGTGATGAAGATAAAGATACTTCATTACAAGAAGAAGTATTTATTAAAGAA